CAAGGCGGTTGGTTTGAGTTCTCAAATAGGATTTATCCGGGTGAACTTATAAAAATATTAAAGATTTTCCACGGGGAAGTTTGTGAGTTGCCTATGGGGATTGTAAAACAGTTAAATAATTGTGTAAGAAAAGTTAGGCGATATAGTGTTGAGTTGCCTACGCACGGTAGTCGAGCACCTAGATCATATGAAACAATTTCAAGAGTGAGATTTACCCCTGTAGAATGGATATGAGTGTCTTTCAACCGTCTGATTTCGGGCCTCCTTTCGGAGCGGATTTTATACCGAATTTGCAAAATATCATTGATATCACACAGGCACAGGAGGCGGTAGTTACATTTTCAACGGATCATAATTTCTTTTTATGGCAATGGATAAGTTTTAGAGTGCCTCCTTCTAATGGGATGGTTCAGTTGAATAACCGGAAGGCACAAATTATAGACTTTACCCCTGACACGGTAACGATTGACCTGGACACATTACAATTTTATCCGTTTATATCTGTAGAGAATGGTCAAATACCATGTGTTGCAGTTGCGGCAGGATCGGGAGTAAATCCTATAATAGCGACTATGATCTTAGACGATGCTTTTGACAATAGGCCGGTGATATGACTTTTGTTCCCACATTCCCTCAGTTTCCCACCCTTGCCGATGCTATAGCTAAAACAAGATTGCTAACAGGCTCATCTAATACTTTCCAGGTGACGGATGCCTATATCGTTCAGCAAATGCATAGTTTCTATACTTATGATCTTCCGGCAAAATTTCGTTCTCTAAAATTAAAAGATATTTACACTTTCACAACGAATCAAGGTCAAGATGTTTATCCATTCAATAGTGAACTATACATTACTGTGGATAACCCTTGCTACTGTGCAAAACGCGAACTCAAACTATTTACAAATCCATGGAATTTTTACGGTGTAAATTATAATTGGCAACAGATGGGTAACTTTGCCTTCGGCAATGGTACGACGGGAGCGCAAACAGACGTAATCACTGCAATAACAAATTCAACAAATGCTCAGGTTACAAGTGTAGGCAATGGACTTGTAACGGGTTCTGAAGTTCTGATTAATAATGTTACCGGTATGACCGAGTTAAATGGAAACAGCTATACTATCACCGTAATAGATCCTGACAACTTTTTTTTAAATGTTGATTCAACATTTTTTGGAGTCTTTGTTAATGATGGTTTAGCTACCTGGGCAAGTTCTCCTTATAATGGTTTTACGGTTGCATCCCCGTTGATCCCAAGTGTTAATAATGATCCTGGGCCACAAGACAATAGAAATCTATATTTTCCTCAGAGCCGAGTTCAAAATATTCTTATTTCTGCAAATGCAGGCTATGGAAACACTCAAAACATTACAGATGATGGTTTTGGCAATCTTATTCAAATCTTCGACACTTCTTCCCCCGGTCAAACACAATTCGGCTATACGTACTATCGACAATACGCTTCGACAACACCGAATTCCCCCGGCAAAGCAACGATTAATTACCAGACCGGTGAAATTATAGGATTAACATTTGCTCAAGCCATTCCACAAGGAACACCGATAACTATAGAATATAATCCTAAAGTGCTTTCGATTCCTCTTTCGATTATGTTCTATCAAAATCAATTCACATTAGCGCCGGTACCTGATAAAGGTTACACGATAGAGCTTACATGCTATAGAGCCCCTATTCAGGCCCTCCTTGCAGCAGATCAAACGGGGAACCCCGAACTGAGCGAATGGTGGGAAATCTTAGCCGTAGGAGCATCTAAAAAGATCTTTGAAAATAGAATAGATACGGATGGTATAGCCTTTATAGATAAAATGCTACGTGAACGTTATGACATCATCGAAACAAGAACGGCAGCGGAAATAGGACAACAGAGAATTCAAACACTTTACACGGATCAATTGACTATGAACTACTCTCAAGGTGGATTCGGTTCAAACTTCGGTTCAATATGAAAAAGAAGAAGAAAGTTAAACTACCTTTACCACCTCCTAAGAAGGTGAATATGGGCGGTGGTTATTTCGTAAGCAATTCGACAACTTGAGGAAAAATGGCAGTTATTAAAGGTAAAGAAAAATTCGTTAAGAAAAAGCTTCCCATGTCAGCAAAGAACATTTCTTCAAAAGCTAAAAAGATCTTAAGCAGGCCACAAGATAATCAACCCATTCCAACCGTAGGAGAAGGATAATGCCTATACCAACTTTTACTCCCGGTTATCCGCAAGATGGTCAATCTTTGGGTGCTTCTAAAGCGGTCATTAGAAATAATCTTGATGGTATGTTTCAGGTTTTTAGTGTGGAGCATAACACTCAAAATGTTCTTACCAACACCGGATTACATAGACAGTCTACTTATCCAGCAGCTTCAGGCCGTCCGACTACCACGACAGGGCAGATAAATATTTACTCTAGAGCTATAACAGGTGGAACAGCATTATTTACTTCTCGAGACAATAATAGCGCCACAGTTACACAAATCTCTAACCCGAATGTAATTTCACCACTAGCTGCCACAGACGGTTATTCTTATTTGCCGGGGGGATTGATTATTCAATGGGGAACTAGAATAGTAACAATCAATAATGTTGGTGCAACTTTTCTTGTTACTTTTCCAATCCCATTTCCTAATAATTGTTTCAATGTTCAATGTACAGCAAAAAATAATATTGATACTTCCGGAAACGTCACAGCATCCCCTAGAAATTTTACTACGGTTGGAAGTATGGTGACCCAAGTTAGAGTACTTGTGGTTACAAGCACATCAACCACAAATGCATATGAAAATTTTTATTGGGTAGCAATAGGAAATTAATGTCATCATTTAATCAAGTGACTATCGGAGGCTTTCCCGATGGTGGACTTGTAAACGACAAAAAGCCGCTTTTTCTTAATGACAATGCATTTACAACGTTACGCAATGCGTTTGTTTTTAGATTTCGTGTAAAAAAAAGACAGGGCTCTGTTTTAATCGGTCAACTTCAGCGCTCTATTTTAGTTACCGGCCAAAGTTTAACGGCAGATTCAATAAATCTAAAAACTGCATTATCATTAGGAGCAAATGCCACAATCTCACTTGGACTAATTAATATTGTCGGTGTAACGGATGGAACGACATATAAAGACACGTTAATGGACGGAACATTAACGGCAACAGGAGGCACCGGCACGGGTGGAACGATTAATTATGCTACAGGTCTTCTAACGATATTCGGCGGTGGCTCAGAGGCTATTACAGGGACTATTTTTTATCACCCCGGCTTACCTGTAATGGGCATATGTAAGCAAGATATTGCAACGGAAGGTATCGACAACACTATATTTTTTGATGAAAAATATGCTTATCAATATACGGGAGGAATGTTCCAAGAATTGAATTCTACAACCCCTACAGTATGGTCAGGAAATCAATTTCAATTCTTTTGGTATGCAAACTACCAAGGAGCAGACCCCAGTTTAAGGTACTTTTTTGCTACGAATAACAATCTGGCCGATCCGATGCGCTACTATAACAATAGTACATGGGCGGATTTTAAACCGATAATTGCAGATAATCCTCCAAGCGCAGCACAGAGTACGCTTTTTCAAGCATTGATACTTATACCTTACTATGGAAGACTTCTAGCATTAAACACTTGGGAAGGGTTGACGGCAGGCGGTACGGGTGCAGCAGCCAACTTTTTCGCTAGATGTCGTTTCAGCCAAATTGGCGACCCTACGGCCGTAGATGCATGGCGTTCCGATCAATTCGGCAAAGGAGGATTCCTAGATGCGCCTACGAATGAATCTATTATTTCAGCGGCTTATTTTAGAAATACCCTCATCGTTTATTTTGAATACTCCACGTGGCAATTGAGGTATATCGGAGAATATGGTTTGCCATTTATTTTTGAACGTATTAGTTCGGATTTCGGTTCAGTAAGTACATTTAGCAGCGTAGTTTTTGATGATGGTGTTTTAACCGTAAGTGACAGAGGAATTATTGGAGGGTCAGCGTCAGGAATAAAACGGATCGACGATGTGATACCTGAAACGGCATTCGGGTTTAAAATTAGTGGCAATGGCCCTAAATATGTACATGGTGTTAGAGATTTTGAAAATGAACTTGTCTATTGGAATTATTTAGATGTAACCGACGACACTACAGGGCAGACTTTTCCAAATACCGTTTTACTTTTCAATTATAAAAACAACACTTGGGCACAATACAGGGATAGTATCACTTGCTTTGGTACTATTCAATTTGAATTCGGGATTACCTGGGATAGTGATGTAATAAATTGGAATAATGAAATTGTCACTTGGGATACTCCTAATGATCAAAATGATGTAAATTACGTTTGCTCAGGAAACCAGCAAGGTTTTGTTTCTGTTTACGAGAATCAAAGTGCAAGCACAACGATTGCCTCTCCGTTGCTTTATGCTCCTTCACTATCAATTTTAGCTATTGATACCACTTTAACACCTGTATTAGTGACAAGTCCGAATCACAACTTGAGCAATGGGGAATTAATTTACATTACAGGTACGTTGTGGACTGTAGTCGATCCATTAATTAATGATAAAATTTATCAAGTTGGTAATGTAACACAAAACACCTTCACTTTAAGCGTTTGGACAGGGCAAAATTACGGTGAATTATCCGTAGATGTCACTTCCGTTTATAACGGGGGTGGATTAATCGCTCTAATTCCCGTTATGAATATTGTAGGAAAGGACTTTAATCCTTATCAAGCTCAAGGA